CAGAATCTCTATAATATCTTTTCCAATCAGCTAAAGTCATAAACTTTAATCCTTTAGACACATAAGGTGCTGATTCTCCACTTACATTGATTGTAGTAATATAAAAATCATCCCAATCAATAGAAGCGTAGTCGTTAGCAATGTTAGAACTACTAGCTTTTAATTCGTACCATCTTGTACCTGCTGTTGTAGCTACTGTAACATTACCATAAAAAGGGTCAGTTTCTCCACTTTCGCCTACTGCAAAAAATGGTAACTGAGGTTCGGCATTTGCAATATCAAATATAGATTTATTAACTGCATCTTTAACAAACTGTTGTAAGCCTACAGCGTTTGCAAAGTTTGCAGATGTAAGAGGAATCTCGTTGAGTTCTCTTAATACTTCATTAGTTATATCTAGATATGTTGTTGCCATTATTTTTTGCCTTTAGCTTTTTTCTTTGCTGTCTTGCTTAAATCTTTAAAATGATAAAGTCTTACACTTGTTTTAGTATGAGTTTTGTTAGAATGTAAATGTCCGTTAGGCATTTTATGTGTATTGCCTTTATATTCAGTACCATCTCTTTTGTAATGTTTAACGCCTTTCATAATTAATTAGGCATACACTTAGGCATATCACCAGATTTATAATTAGGTTGAGCTTTACCACCTTTATTATACATAGCTCTTCCACCACCATACTTTTTCTTTCTGGCTTTAGCTGCTTCTTTTTTTCCTTGTTCTGTATATGAATATTTTTTTCCGTTTACCATTGGCATATTTATCTCCTTTAAAAAAGTGGAGAGGTCCGTTAAGACCCCTCCGAGTTGGTATTAGTCGATACCGTAGAATGCACTTACTAGAGCTTCATCTCTAAGTACTTTCGCACCATAGACATGTAAGCCTCTAACTATGTCACCAAACGATGTTGGGTCTCTTAACACTTCTGTTGAGAGGATAGTATTAGCAGTTGCAGTAGAACTAATATGACCAGCCATACATTTACCAGCAGCATTAGATGTTGCAGCAATGTTGTTTGACTTGTACATATCAAATCCACGTAGTTTTCCACTTGAAACTAAGCCATTTCTAATTGAGCCTTGACCTGCGTTGAAGTCTACAGACAATAGTTTAGAAGATGACTGACCTAGAACTTCGTAGAAGTCAGGACTTGCAACAAACCAACGACCTTCTTCAGGTACATTCTGTTCGTCTAATAGTCTTGCCATTCTAGCCATAAGGTCTAGAGGGTCTGTTTCACCTGATTGTCCTAAATCAGCAGCACCAGAGCCATCATAGACTCCTGCTCCTAAATCAGTTGCACTATCAGCACCTAAAATGTGATTAGGTGATGAAGCTGAACAACCAGCAAACATAGTAGCTAACACAGCAGCATCATATGAATCTTTCAATGCATATGCAGCAGAGCTGGAAGCAACCTCTTTAAAGTTGACATGTGACATGTTAGTTTCAATATCATCTACGATGAATTTGAAAGCTTTAGCACTATCAACAACCAAAGTGATTTCTTGGTCTGTTAGTCTAGTTTCAGTTGTGTCGCTATTTCTTGTGTAATCTGACACAGAAATAACTGGTTCTTTGATAATCTTTACAGAGTCTCCGAAAGAGGATATTTCACCGGCATAGTCGGTGTTTGTAATAGCTTCAATTACCGAGGCTTTTCTAAAGAAGTTTAAAACCTTTTTAGAGTAAACCGAAGGTAAGAAAAAACTATTAGTCTGTCCTGCTACGGAGTTTGCAAAGTTAGCATCGGTATCTGTTCCGGGTTCAAAAAATTGAGCCATGATACTTTCTCCTTGTAGTTAATTATAGTTTAATCTGATATAAGCCCGTTCTGCATAGCATCCGATATTTCACTTTCGTACTTATCAAATTCTTGTACAGACATTGCTTCTATCTCCTTTAAAGACCAGATTTTCTGTTGGTTTGGTTCTATACTTTGTGTTTTAGTAGAGACCATATCTGCAGCAGATTGTCTAGTCGGTTTTTTAGAAGATGACTTTGTCTTTGTAGGAACATCCATACCAATATCACGTTTGAATAAATCTAAAGCACGAGAAGCTAAGTCGGCATCGTCAGAGTTTGAGTATATCCAATCTTGAATAGACTTTGGCTGCTCTTTTGCCCAGTCATGGAAATCATCGCTGTTTCTAATATCTTCAAAATCAGGATGTTTGTCCACTAACCTTTTTTCTGCATCAGCTTGTATTAACTCTTGTTCACGTTCTTGGAGTTTACTAAGGCGTTCTTCTAGAACTTTTGCTTTAGACTCCGATTGCATATGTGCAACAGTTTCTACAACCTCATAAACATCAGGATATTGTTCTTTAAATTGTTCAAGTTCTTCTTCAGATTTGGGAGCTGTATATTCAGTTCTATTTTTAGTAGCTTCTTCTATAAGCTCTTGTTCCCTAGATTTAAACTCATTCAATTTAGAATCATAATGTTTTTTTAAATCATCATAGCGTTTTTTATAATTAGGTCTCTTATAAGGTGTATCCTTTTTAGATTCTAATTCTTCAGTATTGACACTTCCTTCAGCTTCCACTTCCGTTATGTCATCACTTTTGAAAAGTTTATTTTGTGGCTCTTCAAAAAACATACTATTTGATGATACAAAAGGTTTATCATCTTCTACGTGCCAATCTTTTCTTTGGTTATAAGGATTTGGCGTTTCCTCTTTTTGGACTTTATTAGTCATTTTCTTTTCTCCTAATCAGGGCTTCGTTTAACAAGGTAGCTGCAATGTGCACTAGCAGGGCTTGTCTTGTAAAGGTCGCCTTTCGGTTTTTTGTTTGATAGAGTGCCTACGCTAATAGGGTAGCTCTATCCCTATCTAGCTACGAACATATCTTGATTGTGTAGATGGGTCCATCATACGTTTTTTAATCTCATCGCCTACTAAGTCATCCTCTTCAGGAACAAAGCCCCTGTCAAGTAGTACTGTTTGACGTTGAGTATTCGCATCAACTTCTTCTTCTCCACTATCAAGCATTCCACCCATAGCTACTTGTTGTCTTTCTTCTGCTTGAGCTTCAGCTTCTTTCATCATTGACATTAAGTTGTCACTTCCGATTTCTTCTACAGCTTTTGCAGTAAAGACAAATTCCCCATCCGATAACCTAGCAGGTATCGAATCGGATACTCCTGAACCCGGACCTTCAACAGGACCAGACCCAGCAAATTCTTGAGCTACATCTACTACTTTATCAAATAGCATTGATAGCTCCATATCTTGTTCTAGTTTAGACATTAACATATCTTCTTCTTCTTCTGTTAATGCTTCGTTAATTATAAATCCCATGTAATCGTCTTCCATTTGAGTATCTGGAAGTTGCTCTTCCATCATCATTCCACCCATTTCTTTCTTTACACGTGTGTTGGAATCTATAGCATCTTGTCTAGCTTGTTCATATTCATTAAGTGTACCATCTTTATCTAAATCTCCTACTGGTCCACCTGCATCATAATTTATTTTACCACCATCATATTTCTTTTCTTTGTTTATAAAAGAATCAGAAACTGTGTAGTTTAATCCACTATCTTTAAATTGTGTATTTATCATATTTAACAAATCAGTATCTGAACGGTCATCTCCCATTTCCCTTCTAACTTGTTTTAAATCATTTAAAAGTCTTTCTCCTTTTCCAAAATCTCCTAAAGCTTGTTTAGTTCTTTTAAATAATCCTGAACTTCCAGCATTATAATAATCATCACCTAACTCTTTTAAATATTTTATGTCTTGATTAATAAATGAATTATATCTTTTTTCAGCAGTAACATCAACATACTCTCCTTCATTGTACATTATTCTACTACCACGATACATTCTAGATTCATCTTCTAAAAGACTTTTAGGTTTTTTTGGTAAACGTTCAATAGACATAGGCTTTTGCTTTTTAACTTTCTTTGGCATTTTAGCAATTTTTATTTTTTTAGGTGGTTTAGAGTCAGGTTCTCTATGGTCCTTAACTCTACGACCTCTGCCTCCTCCACCAGTACCACCCGGTCCAACTTTTCGTTGACCTTTTGTTTTTGCTTTGTTTTTTAATTTTCTAAAAATTCCCATTATATGTCCTCTTCTTTCCTTAATAATGCTTCTTTAACTTGCAAGTCCAGTTGCTCCAACCGAACCAGAAAATTCACTTTCCCCTGCAACCGGTACATTTCCTGTTCCGATGTTGCCACCACCAGTCCCTGTAACTCCAAGGTCTTGAGGTTGTTCAGGTGCTCCTTGAAGGCTTCCCATTGGGGGCTGTTGACCAGAGGGTTGAGCTTCTTCGCCATTTGTTTGTCCAGCATTTTGCATTCCTATTATTTGTGCCATGATAGCTGCTTCTTCAGGGTCATTGAGTATTTCATCAGGGTCTAAATCTAAGCTATAAGCAAGTTCACTAACCAATTTAGAAATTTTAACAAACGGAGCAATAGCAGGACTTTGTGCAGTTTGCAAGAATGTAGTCAGTCTTTGACTTCTTACTTCTTTCTGCATCAAGCTATTTGTTCCAGTAGCTCTAACTTCTAAATCACCTTTAACATCCAAATCATCTTCTAAGAATTGCATGTTCCATTGGAAATAAGCTTCTCCTAATGGTTTTAATAAAAAGTCATCAAGGTTCTTAACGACTGTTTTAATATTTAAACTAGCTGCTCCAAGTAACATTGACATACCAGAGGCAGTCCTTGTCATACTTTGAACACCTGTCTGTCCGTGTGAGTAACTAGGTATTCCTGTTTGCTCATCTGCAAGTTGTCTAAACTTGTCGAACATCATTAAATTTTCTTGTGCTGTATTAGGAAACTTTAAACCATGTATAGCTTGTCCCGGCATTCCAGCTTGTCTACGGAATATTTTTCCGGGATATATTTCCATTGATTGTCCACCAACTAAAGCAGACTCATCAACATCAAATACTAAAGACCCAGCCATTGCTAAATTATCAATAGCCATTCTTGCATGACCATTCATAATCTGTTGACTGTCATCCATATTTTCTGCTATACCAATACCAAAAAAGTTATATGGATTTCTTTCATACGGAAAAGAATGATAAGGTATTCTGTAAGGTGTAAATGGATTAACAACTGCTCTTAATAGATAGTGTCCACATGTCCATACATTTACTTGTACTTCATCTAAGTCATCAATTTCATCTGCAAGTTCTATACCAACTTCACGTGCATATTCTGCATCCATGATTCCCCAGTATTCAAGAACTTCAAAGTTAGAACTATATTCTTCATCAGCTCTAACGTCATCTTTTAATTGACTTTCAAAATCTTTTTCTACGTAGTTTGCACCCATCTGGATAGCATTACGTATTGCATCTTCATCAAAGTAAGGCATATTACGTAGCTGCCTTAACTGACTTCTATTCATTTTATGCCTATGGATAACGTATTCACATTCTTCCATATTAGTAGCATTAGGGTCAGGGTAAAAATCCCAACAACTGACAAACTCAATTCTTGGTACTCTGACTTCTAGTGGGTTATAATTTCTACTTCCATCTTCGTCTGTGTCCCACTTGTGCAGTTTTTTATTAAAGTTAAATGGTCCTTTTACAATCCCTGTACCTAGTAAAGAAGATTCTAAAAGAGCATTTCTAATTTCAGAAGAACCATTTGATTCTTCAATTTGGTCATGGATTAATTTTTCCATTCTCCTTGCAGCTCTTTGTGCAGGAGATACTTCAATAGCTTGTGGGTCAGGACTAACTCCATCAGTTAGTATTCCAGCTTCTTCAGCTTTATCTTCTAAGCTATCTTCAAAAATTCCGTTGTAAAACGAAGCTCCGGGTTTTAAAGTTTTACCATCTCCTTCATAACCAACATCGTAAGGACTTTGATAATCTACAGAGTTTCCATTTACTTCTTCAGGTTCAGATGTTTCTAAACTTGGAGTAGGATTATTAATATCTAAATGAGCAAAATCGGTTTCGCCTTCTGGTATTTTGGTTTCTTGAACACCAATAGGAAATTTACCAGTTCCGAATATAACATCTACTAATTGACCAAATGCTGCTAATACTTTTGTTTTAGTAATCTTTACAAAGATACGAGATTTTTCTGATTCTCTAAACTTTATAGATTTACTATACAAGCCTCTATAATTTTCATAAGCCTGTAACCATCGTCTTTCATCAGTCTGCCTAGCATCTTCAGCTTGAGCATACCGACCTTTAATAATACCAATTAGATTTCTTTGCTGGTCTTCTTCTAAACTTAGTTTAACTCCAGACTCGCCTTCTACTTCTTCATAAATAGAATCAGCATTCAGAAATGTATTATCTTTTTCTACCATACTTTAATATCCAAATGTAGAATCAGAAGGTCTATACAGTTCTCTCTTCAATCCTCTGATTCTTTCTAATGGGCTTTCCATTCTTGGTCTACTCATTATCATATAACGCAACGCATCGTATGCGTGGTCCGAAGCATGTGTATCCACATCTTCAGGATTCGTTTTAGAAAGAGGGATAGATTGTAACTCTCTTATTAAGTTCGGACATGTATTAAATATCTGTAACTTAGGTCTACCATTCTCTTTAACTTTTAAATACTCATGTATTTGGATTTTACCTTGTATTCTATTTTTATCAGCTCGTCTTAATTTATGACCAGCCTTTATCAAAGCTTCTCCTACAGTTGGACCAGTCGTACCTGTTCTTGCCCATGCTGCAGTATCCAATACACCATTCACAGAAAATGGGTCTTCCATTTCCATATCTGTTATTATACTACCTAATTCCTCACCTGTCAAGCCTTTTTTGTATAATTCTCTATAAATTATTAAAGTTCCGTCATTTATATCCAATATTCCCCATAAACAACAGCTTTCTGCAGCATATCCATAGTCAACTGCTTTTATTCTTTCCCAGTTAATTGGTAGTTCAAATGGTGTAATAACATGTGTATGAGGGTCAAATTCTACAAATGCAGCTCCTTCAGCTACATCCCAATTACCTTCAAGCAGTTGTCTACGTTGTATAGGTGGTAATGATTTAAGCATTTGCTCATACACACCATCTTCAGATAAGTAAGGATTGTCTGCTAATTTAGCTGGTATAAACTTTCTACTTAAACCATCTTTACCTTCAAAACTTGTGTAATGTTCTGCAGGTTCTATATATCTTTTCTTTACCCATTGTGAACCAACACCACCGGGGTTAGCTGTACACCGTAAGTATGTTTGTATTTCAGGGTCTGTTGTTCTTAAACGTGAAGCAAGATAGTTCCAACTAAACTCTGTAGGTAAATGTGTTATCTCATCAAAGCCTATCCAACTATATGCTTGTCCTTGGTATCTATAAACATCAGCATCTCTTTCAAGGAATCCAAACTCTACCTTTGCACCGGATGGAAAGTTCCAAAGTTTTTCTACTTCTCTAAACTTAGCACCGGGAAAAGCTTGTGGATATAACTCACGAGACTTATCAATCATCTCACGAAGTTCTGGCATAGACCTTCTAAGTATTAAAGCACGATGAGCTTTCTTGTGTGCATAACGTAATGGGTCTACTAACATAGCATATGATTTACCACCACCTGCAGCTCCACCATACAATACATCTTTCTCACCAGCAGCAAGGAAGTCTGTTTGTGGACCTTCGTTAGCGTGAAATAATACATTATGATTGTCTAACTGTTCTTTAACAGCTTGAGGAAGAGTGTCTAAGTCTTCAGGACTAACTACTCCTTCTTTAGTATTATCTAATTTTTGAAGAGTGTCTTTTTGTTTTTTAAAAGATTTCTTAGCATTCTGTAGCTTCTCTTCAAGTTTCTGAATGTTTTTTTGTTTACGAGTAATTGTTTTACGGGCTACAGCTTCTGCATCCTTTTTAGGTCTACCACCTTTCTTACGTGGTGTACCATCTTTATTTTTTACAAAATTGCCTTCGCTATCTTGTACGTAAAGATGAGGATTAACTTCCCAGTCTTTCGCTTCGTAATCCATATTTTTTATCTACGTGTTTCTTTAATCCGGGACTAGAAATTCTTCTACCTGTTTTATATTCCAACCAATCACATGCAGCTTGTAATGACACTTCTTCGTTTACTACCATATTCTCAGCTACTTGTAGTGCATCTAGTTCTTCTTCTACAGGTTTTAAATACGTACTTGACTCATCTACTAACTCGTAACCAAATGGTATTGTTGATGAGGTACGTCTAATATATTCATTTGTCATGCTGTTCTCTACGTCTAAGTTCATTTTGAATTTTTTGTTTTAACTTAGGTTTTAAATGTTGAGACTCTAATTCCTTTAATAAATCGTCTTTACTTGTATTCTTAATATAGTAATGCTCTACTGTATTTACACCAGTTTTTCTGTCGTACTTTTTGACTGATGGTTTAAACTTAATAGGCATTTACTTTTTTTGTGTTGTAGTCTTCTTCTTTGTCGTTGTTGATTTCTTAGTTGTTTTTTTAGTTTTAGTTTCACTATTAATAAATTTCCTTACAATTTTATTAATTCTAGTTTGTTTCATAAATTTGTGAAAATGCTGGACCTTCTGAGAACACCACGTTTTACACACTTTAAGTTTCTCAGAAAGCCTCTTACGCACACTTAGAAACCAATCAGCCACTAAGTTAATCTTTTGTTTTATCATTTTTATCTCCCGATTTTTTACCAAAAATCTTATCGAAATTATCTCTATACTGTTGAGTATACACTCCGGGTCTAGGATTTGCTCCTTTACCACCATCACTTTTACCATAAATACTTTTTCTAAAAGTAAAAGGTTTATCGTCTGTGCCTATCTGTTTACTCATCTGTATAATAATTATGTTGTCGTCTTGCAAGTTTTTGTTCCCAATCTTCTATAGCTTTAGAAATACTATCTTCTGCTAACACACTACAATGTAGTTTGATTGGTGGTAACTCTAAAGCTTCTGCAATATCTTTATCTTTGATAAGCTTTGCTTCTGCTATAGTTTTACCTTTTAACATATCCACGAACATAGTTGAGGATGCAATAGCACTTCCACAACCATAGGTTTTAAACTTAACATCTTCTATAACGTCTTCGTTTAGTTTAAGTTGTAACTTCATAACATCTCCACATGCAGGTGCTCCTGTCATGCCTGTAGCAACGTTAGGGTCTTTAGGGTCAAACCTTCCAACAGCATGTGCTTCTGGATTGTTTAAAACACTTTCAAACCTATCTACTACTTTTTGAGAGTATGCCATCTACCACTTCACCTTGTCAGCCCAATAAGCTGCTGACATTTTACCTCGTTTAATGTTCTTCGCATGACGAGCTTTAAAAGATTTGCGTTTTGCTTTCATACGAGCAGATTCACCTGACTTAGGTTTACCTGCAGTCTTAGCTCCTTTCTGACCAAACCTAATGGTTTTAACTTTATCTCCCTCTTTAGCTACGACAATGTGCGATTTAGTTTTGTGATTCGGAGTACGCTTGGGTTTGTTATAACCACTAACTCCTGCTCGTTCTAATCTTGAATCTTTTTTCTTTGCCATTATCTTTTCTTTCCTTTGTGTAAACCATGTTTAGCATGTTGTTTACCTTTTTTAGTAGCTGCTCTTTTCTTTTTATTAGCTGCTGCAAGTTTCTTACGACCTGCTGCAGTAGACTTTAACTTCTTTATAGTCTTTGCAGGTGCGTAAACTTCTCCAGTTTCTGAAGATTTCTTACCACTTGCAGTTGTCCATTTCTGTTTAGTCCACTTCTTTAAAGACTTTTGAGATTTTTTAAGTGCCATTACTTGTAACCTCCACCGGCAGCCTTGTACTGTTTAGCTAACATCTGAGCTTTACGAGCACTCCATTGTCCGGGCTTACCACCTTTACTACCAGCTTTTATCTTATTAAAAAGTCTTTTACGCATAGTCGGCTTGGTATAGTTACCTGCTTTGTTTACGGTTGACTTCTTTTTAGTTGTTGTTTTCTTTGGCATATTAGTGTATAGTCTCCTCTAAAGAAAGCTCAGTATAGTGAGAATTACCAGAGTTATCAACTACTATTGTATCTAACTCACCAACTAGCTCTAATCCGTTCTGTTCGGCAGCTATGGCTGCTGTATCCATGTTTTCAGCAATAATGTTAGGACCGGCATATGTTTTACCATGCATAGTTAATTCAGTTAAAAATACTTTCATGTTATTTATTCTTCAACTATATCTTCGTACACACCATCAGAAGTCTCTTTTAACTCTACAGTATGTTTCTCTGGTAATATAAATATACCTCCACTAACATTATGGTCTACTTGCACCTTATCTGTCTTAACCACACCGGCTCTATCCAGTATAGTTTGTGCAGCTTGTAACTTATAGTTAGCTTGAGGCACAGGTCTATCTGAATTAAGGACTTCAATTAACTTAAAAGCTGCAGTAGGGGCTTCCCTTGCAAGTACGTCTGAGGCTAAATCCACTACTTCATGTTTAAGTGATTTCAAGATTTGATAGTGATTTCCTTGGTATCCTGCAAGTTCGGCTGACTTTTTAAAATCGCCCCGTGTTTCCACGAGGTTATCTAGAAACGATTGCTGCTTCTCCGTTAAGTTTCTTTTCTTTTCCGGTAAGTAAGACATGCCTATTATTATATACGCCATTTACCAGTTTGTCAAGCTTTATATTGCTTTTTAAAATTAATTTCGATAGTACTTGACAAAAGGTGTTTTCATATGTATAATGAGTGTAACGATACCCCCCGTTACATACCAGTATAATACCCAACAAAAACTACTTTACAAGCTTGTCAAAAAACATATACAGATTAGCAAGATTGTAGAGTTTGTAGTGTTAAGCCGGGCAACTGGTTAACGTCTGAAACTGGGTAGAAATGTGTAACCACTATATATATACCCACCCACCCCCCGTGGCACACCTGCCCTCCCCTGTAAAGCCCGTAGCTACAGCGTTTAAACTGTACACACTTGCAAAGCGTGGCAAGATTTACGGGCTACTTGTCAAGCTGTACAAAATTTATACAGTTTCAGAGCTGTACAAAAATTGTACAGTTGTAAAACTTGCAAAGCTGGTTAATGCGTTTGGCAAGTTGTACAAAATTTGTACAGTTTATATTTAAAACTTTACAACGTGCAAAGCTTCACAAAACCACCCCTAAAAATAAATTAAAGTTTTTTCATTTTGGGGGTTGTGTTTAAACACAATCTGTGAAATAATTCTCTTATGTTTAACAATAATCAAAAGGAGAATATAAACATGAGTAATATTAAATATAGAGAAGAATGGCTAAACAAAGTAGCCGAAGAGTTGGACAAGGTGGCGTTTAAACCGAATGGGCACAAATTGCCACCAGTCAAAATATCTTGCAGTTGGGCACTAGGAAACAGAGCAAAGAATAAAAAGACTTTAGGGCAATGTTTCCCAACAAGTTGGAGTGATGGCAAAGTGAATGAGATTATACTTGTTCCTACTGTTCAAGATAGTTTTGAAATTGCCGACACTTTAGCCCATGAGTTGGCTCATGCTGTTGATGATTGCAAAAGTGGACACGGTAAAGGCTTTAAAGATATTTGTCTGGCTGTTGGGTTAGATGGTAATACTCAGATGAGATATGCCGAAGCAGGGGAAAAGCTAGGCGAACAGATAAAAGAAATCATTAAGAAAGTTGGAGAATATCCACATGATAAAATGACGATAACCGACAGAAAGAAACAGAGTACAAGAAATTTAAAAGTTGAATGTTCATACTGTGGATTTGGTTGGAGAGCATCTAAAACCATGATTGAAAGAATGAATAACTGGACTTGCAACGATTGTGGAAGTGATACCCTAGAGATTGTTTAAACTCTCTCTAAAAATTAGCCCCTTAATTGGGGCTTTTTTTTGTCTTGAATTTCTCACACTTCAAAAGATTTTAAACTTCACAAGCTAATTAGAGCCATTCTAAGGGCTTATATGTTCAGTTGATGTTATGCCCTTAACTACTTGCTAAACGTTCAACAGAGAGCATTTAAAACGTTGTATATTTATACAGTAATTTAGTTAAATAAACTTAAAAAAACTATTGCATTTTATTTGTAAAAATGTTAGTTAAAAAAATCACTAGCACAAATTAACAGAGAACACAAGCAATTTAATTAGAATAAATTTAAAATAATTTTAACAAAACACTTGCAATGTGATTAATAATTTTATAAGGTACTTATATTGTTTAATTAATTACAAATATAAAAGGAGGTTTAAACAATGCGAGTAGAAAACATGACAAGTGCGAGAGGTAATAAAGTGGCTAATCAATTTATTATAAATGATAATGGGGCTGAATATTTCCAAAGCTATAGAAGCATCATAGCTAAAAAATCACAGGGTAAAATATATCTTGATGAATATTACTGGGATTATTCAACGACTACAGGAAAATATAGGAATGATTTTCTAGGTGAGGGTATAGCCGACACAAGGAAAAAAATTCAGAGTGGCGAATATATATTAACAGACTTAAATAACTAGAGGAGGTTTAAACAGTATGAATAAATTACAAAAAGAGTGGGCAATTTTTCAACAGGATTTTAAAAGACAGGCAGAAGACAGCTTGATATTTAGAATAAATTGGTATATATTAAAACCAATAGCAATAGTATTAGTTATTATTGCGATAACAATTATATAAACTAAAGGAGGTTTAAACGTTATGATTAAAATATACAGAGATACTTTCACACCGAAGAAAAAGTTTAGGCATATCAATATTTTAGGCTTTAAATTTAGAGTGAAGACTTACGCAAGAGATTCAATTACTAAGTATAATATTTATACAGATAGGCAGGGTTTAGGGTTGAACTTTAGAAGAATGAATGTTAAAATATATAGAAGTTAAAAACTTAAGGAGGTTTAAACACTATGAGTAGAGAAAACGCAGAGGGGTACGACATACCAGAGACAACAGCAGAAGCTTTTGAAGTGGTGGTGGATGTATGCAACAGAGAAATAGAATGGGCTTATGAAGATACAGAAGACATTTCAGAAGCTTTGAAAATTTTACATAACTTTATATACAAGGAGGTTTAAACGTTATGGACAAAGATAAATTGAGTGAACAAGAATTACTTGACAGGCTTGACAATGAGTTTTATGATGTAGATTTTAGTGTACATGAGAGTTCGACAAAAGGAACTGTAGCTGTTGTGTATTTTTATGAAGATAAATTTGAGGAGGTTTAAACAGTATGAACGTAGATAGCGACAAACCAAGATACATTGAGTGTATCTATCAAGCACCGATTACTTTTGATTTAGAAGAATTAGAGGTTGACTTTGATAAGGTAGAAGATTACTATATCAAATATGGAACGCTACATATTACCTATAAAGATGGTAGTACAGCAGAACATGATGGAGATATTGGCGACCCAGATTATAAATGGGCAGTCGAAGAAAATATATTAACAGATGGTTGGGATTTTGTGGAGGGACTTAATGGATAATGACTTAATTAAAACGGAGCAAATGTATCAGATACGAGAACGTTTAAACAGATTGTGGCAGATACCAGACAGACCAGATTTGTTTGATGATTGTTGCGAGTTCATGTATGATAGGCAGGAGCAAGATGTTGATGCGACTTTACTTATAAAGTTTCTATCTCATCATGCTACGAATGGTATGTCATCACAAGAGTTAGATGATATGGCTAATGACTATCAACAGGATATGTTTAAACAAGATGAAGATTATTGTGAGCATTGTGGAGATACACTTGACAAATGCACAGGATATAAATGTTGGATAAAATAAAGGAGGTAAAGATAAATGACAGC